CATACATTGTTGCCATGATTATTTCTTTTTATTGTAACGGTCTGTGATTTTTTGAGATTTCTTTTCAAACTTGGTTAATCCTTTTTCAAGTGCAGAAATCGGATTAGAAGATTTCAAAGCTTTCTTTGCCATTTTAGTATCTAACTTATCAATCTTCTTTGCAGCTCTAGCTTCTCTTCTATCAGAAGCTTTACCTGAACCACCTCCGCCATACATTGGTGCCATGATTACTTCTTTTTTAATTGTTTAATAGCTTTCTTTTCAATTTTAGACACTACTTTGCCTGCAACATTTTGCAATTTATCTTTAGCCTTGTCTATTTTAGAAAGAGCTTTATCTACTTTAGGAGTTGTTTTTGTTGGCTTAATAGGAATATTAATTCCAAATTCTTTACCAATAAAATCTACTCCTAATTTAGAAGCCTTTTTTTCAGCTTTTTCGACTTTGCCTTTTGCTCTATCGATTCTACGGCTTCCTGTTCCGCCTGTATTTTTACCCTTCATCATTTCTTTCCTAGTTTAGGTTTGCTTTTACCTACTACAGACTTAGCACCTTTAGAAGGTACGCCACCTGACATAGCCAAAGGCTTTGCCTTCAATGCATTTTTAATTGATGGACCTCCACCTGAAGGTGGTTGCAACTTGGAAGATGCAGGGAGATTTGGAATGTCCTTTTTCATTTTTGTTTTTGTTTTGAAGTTTTAAATATTAGTACTCTTTGTATTTCTGTTTAAATGTAGCTAATCCGCCTAACTTTCCCATACCTGAAACTCGGGTAGATGCAGATATCCTTCTCTTACGATTACTGCCAAGTTTTTCTTTGAGTTTCTCCTTACCTTCCTGCATAGCCTTAATCCTTTTAGCTTGCTCATTCTTAAAGGTAATCATGTCAAGTTCGTTTCGAAAGTTTTTCAGTTCTTTCTCAACAGACTTTTCTTCCTTTTTGCTCTCGGACTTCTTAGGCTCTGCCATATTATAAATTTTTTACCTTTGCTTTACAAATGTAATAAAATAAAATTAATGAAATCAACACCAAGTGACTACCTAAAGTTTTGGCGTGTAATCAGATATTACATGAAAGCCAAGCACGAACTGAGTCAAGCAGACCTTGACATACTGCTATTTCTGTACTCAGAAGGATATTTTGGAAAGGAGAAGTTTGACTACTTCTCAGAACTCGTAAGTTGGGATAAGGACCGATTCGACTCACTCCTAAGAAGAGCATGGCTCGAGCGTTTCAGAAGAAAAGGGTCAGATGGGAAAGCTCTGTACTGTCTTAGCGACAAAGCCAAACGAGTAATTAGGGACATCTACAGAAAGCTTGAAGGCGAAGAAATTCCAACAAGCCTGTCCTACAACTCAATGTTCTTAAAAAATGTCTCATACAACGACAAGGTATATCGCAATATGATTCTGCAGATGAATGCCTACTACAGAGAGCAGAAGCAAAAGAATAGTAGTGATGATTAAATCACCACTACTACATCTCTCTCTTGAATAATCGTATACTGCGTATCGTCAATCAACATGGTGAAGCTGTGTGCCTTGTCGTAGTACAGCTCATCACCCTCGTCAATCACATCAACATCAGTACCCGGGGCTATCACCTCAGCTCTCTTATACCTTAGCTGATTGGTATCTTCTCCCGACAGTATCAGACCACTCTCGGTCCGAACCTCTTCTTGTATGTCTCTAACGACAATGTATTTCCCTATTGGTCTCATAGTGTTCTTATAAAGATAGGAGTATTGTCGCCAACATAAGAGCCAACAATATTGTAGTAATAGAATTCATAAGCCTCGTCCATGCTCATGTCATCCCTCATCAGTATTGTGATGACTTTGTCAATGTCATACACAATCTTCCCGTTCTCCTCGTCAATGCCAATGATGGCATCATCAAAACCATCAGCAACAAGAAATGTCTCTTCAGGATACATCTCAATTATTTGTTGAATATTATTGTTGCTCATAGCTCCGTGCCATTGTGATGATGGCGTTAGTTGATAGAATAGTTGTTGCCACGCTGACAGCGTTTTGCAATGCGCTACGTGTTACCTTAAACGGGTCAATGACACCCATCTCAATAAGGTCACCCATCTGTCCTGTCTTGACATTGTAGCCGTAACCTATAGGTATATCCATCTTATACACTTCACTTGGCTTTAACCCTGCGTTAGCAAGTATCTGTTGGAACGGAGCCATCAATGCCTCAGTGACAATGCTTACTGCAGCGACATACTCTTTGCTTGGATGAGTAAGAGGATGCTGAACAGATGGAATCTCAGCACTCTCATTAAGCAATGCTACTCCTGCCCCCGGCAATATACCCTCCTCAAGAGCTGAACGAACCGCACACACAGCGTCATCAACACGGTCATACAACTCTTTCTGCTCAATGTCAGTCTGACCACCTACAAAAATAACACCAATGCCACCTGTAAGTGAGGCAATACGCTCCAAGATGAAGTCTTTGTCAGCCTTACGAGTAGCTTGCTCATGTGCTTGCCACAATTGCTTGACCCTTTCGTCAATTGACCCTTGGTCAACTTTTGCGTTACTGCGAATAATGATGGTTTTGTCCTTGCTGACAATAACTTTTGCCGCATGACCCAAGTCACCGTAGTTGATTCGACTCAAATCATCACCCGTCTTCTCACTAAAGTAGGTAGCTCCTACACTCAACGCAATATCTTGCATCAATTCATGCTGCTTGTATCCGAAATTTGGCGGAGGAACAGCACAAACCTTCAAATTCCCCTTCACACTGTTAGCCGCAAGCGTGTTAATCACATTCACATTGCATGGAGAAATAATCAAAAGCTTCTTTCCCTCTGAAATTATTGGTTTTAGCACGTTCTCAATCTGCAAAATGTTGGCAATCTCAATGTCAGCTACCAATACCATCACATCATCAAAGATACACTCGTCTTTTTTTGCATCATTGATGAACAATGGGCTCAAATAACCCCTATTAATCTGCAATCCCTTGGTGGTCTCAGAGTATGTCTCATTCGTTTGGCTTCTCTCTACAGTTACAACACCGTTCTTACCAACCTCTTTGTATACATCAGAAATAATCTTACCAATCTCACGGTCATTGTTTGCTGAAATAGCGGCCACATCTACTAACATAGATGTCGTTACCTTCTTGCTCTTCTTTCTTAAGTTGTCCACCACCTTGTTACTGATGTCCACCATGTGTCTCAACACAGCAGTCCTGTTCATGTCCTCAGTAATGCGCTCAAGCCCACCAAGCACCAAGCCCTCTGTAAGCACGATTGCAGTAGTCGTACCATCACCCGCAGATGTAGCAGTCTTATCGGCCGCCTCCTTCATCATGCGAACCGCAAGGTTCTCTACCGGGTCAATCAAGTCAATTGACTTGGCGACAGTAACGCCATCCTTAGTAACAGTAACACCATGTGTGTGGTTTGCACTCTCGATTAATACCGTGTTACCCGAAGGGCCGAGAGTTGACTTTACAGCCTTCGACATCTTTACAATGCCGTTAATCAATTTGGTCCTGCCTTCAGTACCAAACTTTAAGTCCTTGGGCGAATAGCCCAATCCTGATGTCTCTACCATTTGATTTGATTTTGATTTTCCAATATACCACCCCTTGTGATGGTATAATGCAAATATAGGATTTTTGGATTAATTGCTACGCAATCAATAATAAATGTCGGTTTTTTAAGCCATGTCGGTTTTAATGCCATGTTTTTAGGATTCATGTCGATTAATGACTTGATTATCAAGTCATTGTCGGAAATGACACATTTTTCCCCCTATACTACTATATATATATTTCCCTCCTTTTATTTTTTTTCCTATTATATTCTCTCTTTAAAATCGACATTTTCGACATAAAAAAAATAAAGTATTAATAATCAATAAGTTAAGAAAAAAAAATCGACATAAAAATCGACATAAACCGTGACAGAAATGTCGATATTGTGCAGATTGTAGGATTTCTATTGGGCAAAAATAAAACTAGGAATAAAAAAAGAGGACCCAATGTGAGCCCTCCTTTAAAACACAAAACACCCGAATTATCTATGTATTCAAATGTAATAAAAAGAATTGTAATTCGGATAACTTCCGAATTGCTAAGTCAAACTTTTCAACATCTCAATCATTCTAGGATGAGGGTAGATGTCAATCTTATCCTTACGTACAGAGTTGTGAGTATACACACCTGCCTCACCTCTCAAAGCTCTTGGAGTAATATCCCAAATATCTTCATGATATTCTAACGGAATACCATACCTCTTGTTCCAAAGTAAAAGCAAATCCTTTACCGATTCAATCTGAGCATCCGTGTAATCATGGAAATACTGAAACCCCTTGTAAGGTTTGTCCAACTTAATGATTCCCTTGTCCATCTCCCGACCAACGTAATTGTAAAACTTACCATTGGCCTCACGAAGATTACCCCAATTGCATATCTCAATACCAATGCTAATCTTGTCCAACTGCTGAAAAGGAATCTTGCGACTACTAAACGTAATCTTCTGCAATCCTAAATGATAAGCCCAAAACTTCGAGCTAAACCCTTGCACAATCTGACCGTCAACACATCCCTTACCAATACCCGAAATAGAAACACACGTAGCTACCCTCTCAGTATTGGATGCCCACCAACCAAAAGTACCTACACCATTAGGACTTCCTGCCGTATGATGTAGGTAAATTTGTTTTTTAGGATGCTCCTCCGCTATGTATTGACTAGATGGAAAATCAACCTGAAGTAAGTTCATAATTACATTTCTTCAGGACCTTCCATCATCTCAGCTCTCATGTATCCCATAGATACACCCTCAGCAATCATACCAACCTTGTCAATGCGCTTCATAATCTTCTTATTAGCAGCCATCTGAGCAAGGCCCGTCATACCGTCAGGACGATTGTTAATCAACCTCCCGTTCTTCACATCTAATCCTCCACCAATATTCATCTTTGAATAAATGGAGTTACTAAGCTTTAATCCTTTCATAACTAGTTTGTTTAAGTTGCAACTACGTAAAGGTAAAAAATTTTACTAGATAATTAGAGTGTGGGGGTTCGGTAGCGGTTCTGCGCAGCCGGGCCTGTGGCGGAAACGACTTTTTTTTTGAAGGGGGGGGGTGCGATTCCCTTGGCGCATGGCAGATTTTTTGGCTTTTCCCATGGCGACCTTGAGCCCCATGCAGGCCCCATGTCTGCAGGACCACAGGCACCACGTCCCACGTCCATGGCACCACTACGGGCCCTTCATTACTCATGCCCGCTCCCGCTCCTGCGCTCCATACAGAACAGAGCGAGAAGAAAGCAGGCTTCTCTTTATACCCTTCCCTTCCCTGTCCTGCATAAACTTTGCGCCCCAATAGTTAGTGCACTAACTAACTGACAGAAAAAAAATTGCAGGGATATTGAAAAAAAAATGCGCCACTACTTGCACAGAATAAAGAAAAGTACTACTATTGTACATGCGGGAAACGCCCGATATACGAGAAATCATCTAACTATCTACAAATCAACAACTTACACACATGAAAGCACTACTTAAAAAAATCGAAGAAATCAACTCCATGCTTGAGGCTGTCAACAATGCTGACGAAATCCCTTTGACCTATGCAGGTGGGACTTGGCCTCACTACGTACAAATCAAGCCCATTGAAGTAAAGAACCAATTCGTAACCATTCGCCCTTCAGATGATGCATCTAAATACAGCACCTATTTTGAAACTAAGGAAAGATACAACATGAACAAAAAAGATGTATGTGATGATTACGGCAGTAAGCATTTAAACTACACGTTAAACATTATCCTAAAAGCATTTAAAAAAGCAGTTAAATAATCTATAACCATAAACAAAAAAAAACTATGAATCCTTACATCATTCAAGACCTAATCATCATTGCAATTGGCACAGCATTCATTTTCGCTTTTGGATTTATCCATACAGCACTCACTCAAAAGAAAAAATAACCCTAAAACATCTAAAAACATGACTAATTTACTAGCGACCGCCTTGATTATTGAGAAGTATTTTAAATCAACTAAAAGTGCATGGGAGTGCACATTTATGGCCATGGAGTTGGAGCCATACTATGAAAAATTGGCCCTGCTTGACGTGTTGGCTCCTTACCAAGTTGCTGAAACAATCCTGCACGACTATAATGGCCTGCGAAGTGATTGCGACCACTTCGTGCCTAGATTAGCCTAGAAAAATATTCCCGCCATTTAAGATGTGGCATTCGATTGCGAGCGGGAACCAAACTTTAATTTAACCAAAACCAAAACACCTATGCGAGTAACTACGAAAGTAAATGGCGCCATTTTAGTATTTAAACTAGACAGGACCACCAATGCCAAAATTTCAAATGGCACAGAGAAAATTTTGCAGGTATATAGTTTCTCAGATTCTCAATTCAACTACGTATCTGAGTCGGTAAAAAACGGCAAAAAAATTGAGCCTAAAACGTTTTTTGACCTTGCCGACTCTGTATGTTTTGATTGCCCATTTAGAGCCTACTTGAAATGTTATACCCATAAATATCAGCAGTATTCGGGCTTCGTTTCTATGCTTAAATCAATTGCACGTGAGTTTCAAAACGTGCAGGAAATCCCTTCTGTGCACTTGCTAGAAAGCAAAATAGTTGAAATGTCTGCAGGCAAGTACATTCGATTTGGGACCTATGGAGAGCCTACTTTGGTGCCATTGGACCTAGTATCTGACATGGTTAAAGCGAGCAAAAGCCATACAGGATATACTCACCAATGGGCCAAAAAGCCCGACTACTCTGTATACTTCATGGCTTCGACTCACAGCGAAATCCAATCCAACCAAGCAAAAAATCTAGGCTTCCGTTCGTTTATTGCTACGGACAAGCCCTTGGTAGGTGCTGTAGTTTGCCCTGCAAGTAAAGAGGCGGGCTTCAAGTCTACGTGCGAGAAATGTGGCCTTTGCAGTGGCCATAGAAAGGGCACCAAAAATATCCAAATATTGGAGCATTAATTTAAACTTAAACACCAAAAAACATGACTAACAAATCAAAAATCGCCATCAAAAAATGGGGCATAGACCTAGTAATAAAATGCTTCCATCTAAACTATGTAGTTGGTAACGGAGCCCGAAGCATAGGTCTAGAACTTGGCCTTACCACTAGGCAGGCCGATTCCTTAATAACTGCAGGCCATGAATTATGGCTTGCAAACAAGGTCAATTTATAAAACCAATTTTGGAATTAAGGAGGGTTCGAATCCCTCCATTGGTTCAAACTTTATTTATCAACTTAAACACCTAAAAATCATGAAAGTAAACAAAAAAACATTGGCAAAAGAACTAGCAAGTTCTCTTAGAGTTTATTCAACCATGGTCGATTATTTCGATTCAAAAAATGACGAAAAAATGTCGGCTCATTATAGGGGGAAAGCCTATGGGATTCAAGACCTTGCAATGACCATATTTGGTGTTGAAAATATGTGCGGATATTGGAAAATGGATTTAATTGAGGAATTGGAGAAGGTCGCAAAATAAGTATACACCCTTCGCCTATGAGCGTGGCATTTGATTGCGAAAGGGTGCAATTTTAAATCAATTTAATCAACTTAAACACCTAAAATTATGACCGAAAATCTATTCAGTATTCAGCAAAAAAACTTAGTTATCGCTGATTTTATGAAGCCAAAAGAAGATTCAATCTCTGCATTAAAATACCATGAATCATGGGATTGGCTTATGCCCGTAGTGGCTAAAATCATGCGAGAAGAAAAATGGTTTACATTGGCTCCCGAGTACATAAAGCAGTTAGAAAATGTGCTCCCATTTGGTTACATAGAAGATGTATATCAAGCAGTATGGAAATTCCTAATTTGGAAGATTGATTTTTATAAAAGCATCAATCAAAATGTAACTGAAATTGAAGTAATCCTTTTGCTTAATTCTGAGGAACAAGAAGCCTTCGATGTATATGAGGGATATAATTGCGAGCCATATTTCCTATGGGGCCCTCATAGATGTACAAAGTATACACCAAGAAGTGATTGGGAGATGAAATTCCCTAACTCATTTTTGATTGGTACCTGCAGGACTAAGGACCAAGTATACGACCTGCTTAATGAATTCGATTCAACCTTTGGTACCAATTACCTAAATGGGACAAATATTTCTAGCAAAATCATTTTAAAATACCATAACTAAAACACCTAAAAAATCATGAAACTATTTGAATTAGAAAAATCCGTACGTAGTAATCCTAAATTTACGGGAATACATTGGGCCGATTTAAATAACGGCTTTAGAATATTTGGATTCAAGTTGAATCGCAAAAATTCCCATGTGTATTACAACTTTATGGTCTATGGGCAAGATGAAAATGCTGAGGTATTTTTCAACCATAAATACAGCCAAGATACGGGCAAAAAAGACCGAAGTTATGGCGGGGCATGGAATGTATTAAAACAAATTGAAGGCTATTTAAAATAACTAAAACTATGCAAAATTTTAATAAAATGTCAAGCGAACAAAAAATGCGGATATTGTTTGAAATCTATTATCAGCAATGTAATGGAAGAAAAATTGAGTACACGGCTGAATCGGAAAATCAATGTTGGATAGTCATGGATGGCATTGAATTAACATACATGATGTATCAAGGAATTGAGCGGCCAATATTTATGTGTGCAAGATTGGAAGATGTTTACTATTTCAAGACATTCAACGAGTGTGAAAAGATTTGGTACATGGACGATAACGAAGTACTAGATTATAAAAAGTATATAACTATATAAATATATTAAAACAACTAAAACTATGGGACGATTCCTAACTGCTCGATTCAAAAGCAAGTGCGCTGAGACGGGCCAAACAATCAACAAAGGCGACCGATTTTACTTTGAAGGTAAGGCGTACTGCAAGGATTCAAAGTACTACAGGATTGCCGACAGGCCCCTTGAATTGGCCTATGTGGAGGCTCAAGAGAACGCCTACTTTGACAACTTTTGCTACCAAAATAATATCTGAGCCATGAAAGCACTACTAATTTTCTTATGTCTATTTGGATGCGACCAAAAAAAGGTTGTGATTCAGAATGCAGGTGAGGTGGAAGGTCGTAAGACATACCACGTAAAGGTCGGCAAGGTTACCTACGAGTATATGTATGCCGAAGAGATTGCCAATGGCCTAAAGACAGGCGATTGGTTGTATAATGAGGACTTAAAAATAAACAAATAACCAAAACCCCTTACTACTATGTTTTACCAAGTTAATTATGAAAAGAGACGTGTTTTGATTCAAGAAGTAATCGACCGCCTAACCCGATTGGATGCTGAGCAAGGCGCTCAATACCTGCAGGAACTTGAGGCCCTGCATGAGAAATTCAACATCAATTCCGAGACGGACGCCATTGGCGTGCGCTATTATCCAACTAACTTAAATCTAAAGAAAGGCTAAGGTCGGGGGCCCTGCATGGGCTCCCCCGTATCGGGATGGGTGTCCCGACTGAAGATTCCAAAAGGATGAAACGGCATTATAAATCTGCAAATTTTAATACCATGAAAAAAGTTGAAAAAGTTTTGCTTACCCTTTGCTACCTGTTCACTATAGGTGCATCGATTAAATTGTATACCAAGTTACTCATGGACACTCCCGAGTTCACTTTTAGTGCGGTTGTGGACCTAGTATTCGTTGGGTTCCTGCTTAGTTTTCTGTCTGTGATGGCTTTTGTTTTACTATTCACCAAGAGACCAAATGACTAAGCCAAATGATGTGTGGACCTGCTCAGAATGTGGGCACCCACAGGGACGCCATGATATGTGGTTTGAAGGGGACCTTTGCGGTAATTGTAAAGATGTGGACCTATTCGAAACAATCGAAACGCTCCCGCTGTGCATTCAAAATGTGCTGAGCCAATTTGAGCGTGAAGGATACGACTACGAGACGGGCGCCAAGTACCTACAGATTCTAGAATCCAAGGGATATACCTTTGAGTTGGGCTTGGATGGGGTACCATTTAATCTAACTAAAACAAAATAGGCCGTGGAAAAGAAAAATTATTACTCCGTGTGGATAAGCAAGGAATTGATTTGGGAGGGCATAGCATCCTCCACATTCGAGGCAATTGACAGGGCGTGCGCAAAGTACGTCCATCCAATAAAACGTAGCGAATTACTTGCTAGAGTAAAAAAATAATTCAATTTATTTTGATAAGTATATTTCTCGAATTACTTTCGAATACAATTAGTTTAAATCCTAACCAAAACACCAATGATTCAATTAGACACACGTAATGGCCACGACTTCGGGGTAGTTACACACTTCAACAGAGTATCTAGTACTTTATCCGACAGGGACATACTAGAAGTAATCCTTAACAGGTGGGCAGATGACCACGACATTGATGAAATCAGCGACCTGTTAATCGACCTGCAATTCCATGACTTCGATGGAAACCCGCTTTGCGTTGGAGACATTGTCGTGGTTCTAGACGACACAGAACTCGTAGAGAACCCACCAAAAAGAGGCGATGTCTTAAAAGTTACCGCGCTTATTGACCAAGAGTCAAATTATATTGGATGCGGTAATCATGGCCTATTTGCTCACAGATTGTTAAAAGTTAAAAAATCCTTCTAGACATGGACATTAGAATTATTGACGGATTCGTGTGGTTAATTGTAACCCACAAAGCAAGAGAGATATGGGCTTCTGACCTGTTTGAGTTGTTTATCATATACGATGACGGCTCTGAGGCTTCGGTTTACGGGTACGGGATTGACACCGCACTTGAGATAGTAGAGAAGCATGGCCTTGAGATAGGAATAGAGGTTGGCTACGTGTCGCTAAATGACCCTAGAAGATTCAATTCATTTGAAATCAGCACCACAGCATTTAATGAAGAGAACTTCGTGATTGCGACAGACTTGACCGAGAGTCAAATAGTTGAGGTGATTACACCCATTGTCATGCGAGAGCGTGAGTTTGATGAGGAGTATGACAACGCTAGACTAGTGGATGAACTTGAGTACGTGTATCAAGAGAATATTATAATTGAAGTACAACCTAAAAAAATTGTAATCTAATGGAAAAGAACATCGAAGTATCTACATTCTTTGTGGGGACACCGCAGGATGCGACAGAGTTAGCAAACGAGTGGAATGAACTACTTAAAACTAATGAGTTTTACGCTAGGACTACGGGTAACTCTGACGTGTATTTAATCAGAGGTATGGTCAGCGAGCATGACCTAGATAATTTTGATATCGAGAGTGAGTTTATGGTAAATAGGGGGCAAGATGAATAGGTTCATGGCAATCTTGGGGGACCTAGCAAAATTCTTTTTTGTGTCGGTCCCCTTGGCCATTACCATTTACATCGGCCTTCACATAGGTCTTTTATTTTACATCATCTACAAAAAATTCAAATGAAAGTAACAATCACAATCGAGGTGCCCGATAACATGGACCTCGAGCACACCCTAGAATCAGTATCTGATGCGTTGTACTATGCTGACAACATAACTTCAAAAGAGCAGGACTTAGTAATCAAATTAATTCAAAAAATCAAAAAGCAAGTAGAGAATGAACAGAACTGAAAATTTAGTATTTACATCTGTTGATGTAGATACATTAGTTGAAAAAATAGCAGAAAAAGTAATAGATATAATGCTATTCCATGGTAATCAAGAAAAAAGAAAGAAGTTTTTTGAAATAAACGACTTCCTTAAAACCCCTATCTATAAATTAGATTTCTCTGTTAGAACGTACAATTGTTTTAAAGCCAATGATATACGAACACTAGAGGACTTAATTCAACGCTCAGAAAGGGACCTAATTAAAATAAGAAATTTTGGTAAAAAGGGATTGCTTGAAGTGATAACTTTTCTTGATGAACATGGATTAAGTCTTAAAGTAGAACAAAAATAATATCAATATGAAAATTCAAATTGAAATTGACGAGTCAGTCCTAGAGGACGTATTCGTAACAGCCATCGAGGGCGGCAGCAACTATTGGTACCACCTAAGCAGAAATGCCGTAGGATTGATAAGAAATGCTGTCCCTAGAGAAGAGGAGTCTTGCCTATCTGTAGCCACATTTAAGGCTGTAATGAAAGGAGTTGAGGTCCCTATCCATGACGCAGAGGATATCGAGGAGCAGATTGGTTTAATAAGCCTAGAGACAATGGCAGACAGGCTAAGCAAGTTAGCGACTAGCGATGAGCGTCACTACCTAATTGCTCACATGGAGGAGAACGGGGATTCAGAGTCGGCAGATGTCGTGTTTCAATACCTAGCGTTGGGGGAGGTAGTCTATGGGTAGGCTAACGCAAATTGATTGGTTTGCAAGCAGGATAAGACATCACTTGGAGGATGGATTCAAACTATCTGAGAAGGACTTGGACGTGTATCTAAATGAAGCCAAGACCATAAGAGAATACCATGACCCAATTGTAGAGCAAGTGGTCAACAAGTTTGACACTAGGTCTAGGGTTGGGATTCTAAAGTATGGGACCACGCTTGAGGATAATAAGGCCACTCTAATTGAGTGGCTTAATCATCTACAGGAGGAACTGATGGACGCTACGTTGTACATCCAAAAATTGAAATCAGAATTGAACGAGAAATAATCTAATTAAATTATGGGAAAACTTAAAGATTGGTTGGACTCAAAAAAGTCCTACACTAGAAATGAATTCAAGAAACTACATCCAAACGCAGAATTAAAAGGTGCTTGTGATGATGTATTGCTTTACAATGACGGAAACTACATCCAAGTTCTTTTCGATGGGACATTCTACGAATGCAACACCAACCGAAGCAAGCACCTAGAACTTGTTGAGATGGAACTTTATTTAAAAAAAGTCGAGCAAAAAATATACAAGTAATTAACAATTTAATATATTTACATCCATGAAACATGAAGTGTTTAATCAGTACGTAGAGCGGGTCGTGGACCTGTTCGGTATTACCAAGGAGGACTTCTTCTCCAAGACAAAGAAGCGGGCCATAGTAGACGCTAGACAATTGGTCTACTACCTATGTGCCAAGAGACCGATGCAAATTACTTACATCGAGCGGTACATGAATGATGCAGGGTACAGCATTTCGCATCCTTCAATTATTCATGGGATATCTGCGGTCGAGAAACGAATCGCAGAGGATAAGGACTACGTATCAGTAGTCAAGGAAGTAGAGCGTGCAGTATTTATTTAATCCAATCTAGTATGTACACATCAGAAGAGTTTTACGACCAATCAATTGAGTTCAGTTACGGGGACTCAGATTACATTTGGGAAGGCGACTACAGAGTTGAATCCTTTGATGAGGACGGAGACTACGACAGCCCACCTTGGGGAGAAACAAAGGTGAAATTGATTCACACTACAGCGTTTCTTAAAACAAATGAGGAGGGAGAATACGAAGACATCCTTCTTGACGATGACATGAAATACTACATTACCGAATACATCTTAGAATTACTTTAATCAATCAAATCAAATGACACAAAACAAATCAGTTTTCGAAAGGCTATCAGCCATCAATGTAAATGAGTACGTTGAAAAGAAAGACGGACTTACCTACCTATCATGGGCATGGGCTTGGTCCGTTGTAAAGAAAGAATGTCCCGATGCATCCTATCAAATCCTGCCTACAGATTACGATGAGGCTCTAGGATTCATGTGCCACACTCAAGTAACCATTGAAGGGCAGACCCTAGAGATGTGGTTGCCTGTGATGGACGGCAAGAATAAGTCCATGAAGAAACATTCTTATGAGTACACCACCAAGTATGGGGTAAAGAGTGTTGAAGCGGCAACTACATTCGACATCAACAAGACCATCATGCGATGCTTGGTTAAGAACCTAGCCATGTTTGGATTGGGCATCTACATATTTGCAGGAGAGGACTTGCCTGAGGTTGAGACATCAGCACCTGCTCCTGCTCCTGCCAAGGCTAAGCCTAGCGCAGAGTTGATTGAGTTGGTTATTGGCTCAGACAATTGGAAGAGCGTAGTGAAGTATGTGAATGCCAACAAAGAGTTGGGCATTGGAAAGATTGGTCAGCAGTTAAACAGAAAGTACAGCATGACCAATGAAGTTAAGCAGGCAGTTGTAGACTTGTTGAAGTAATGAAGACATTGCTAGAGACAATTGACCTAACAGGGGAGCCAAATATCTTGGCTCTCCTTAATGATGACAAAGAGTACTATGGTGGGGTAGGCAAGAACTACCTATCAAACTCAGACATTGGGACCTTGCTTACAAACCCGAAGGAATTCGGTAAGTCAAGAGAGGATAGCAAGGCTTTCATGGATGGGCGATTCTTCCATCAGTTGTTGCTTGAGCCTGAGAAGGCAGAGGCTACACCTTTCGTTGATGTGAGCACTAGGAATACCAAGGAGTACAAGAACTACTGCGAGACAAATAACCTTCCGTTCTGTATGCTAAAGAAAGAGCAGGATGAGGTGAGGGAGTTGGTTAGTATTATGAAAAGCAATATCACATTTTACGATGAGATTTACAGAGAGGGTAATCAGTTTGAGGTTCCCGCTGTGGGACAGATTCAAGGGATGATGTGGAAGGGTAAGGCTGACATCGTTGGTAAGGATTTCTTGATTGACTTGAAGACCACAGGCGACATTCAGAAATTTAAATACTCAGCGAAGGCATACAACTACGATTCGCAGTGTTATATTTATCAGCAATTATTTGGTAAGCCTTTGGTGTTCTATGCCATTGACAAGACAACAGGAGTTCTAGGTATTTTTAAGCCATCTCCCGAGTTTATCGAGTCAGGTGAGCGTAAGGTAGCCCGAGCCATAGAAGTCTTCTCTAAGTACTTCGGGAGCAAGCCTACGGACAACATTGATAATTACTTCATTGATGAGTTCCTAATTTAAGAGTACTAGTCAGGTGGGCGTAATGCGGCAAGGTAGCCAAATCCTTTGAGGTTGCTTATCAGGTTCGAGTCCTGCCCTGACTACATAAATTGCCAAAAGTGTAATTTAATGCACGATTTGGATAAATATCCAATCATCTGCTTAGCCTTAGAGGTAGGTGGTTGGTTCAAATAGACTGAGGCATACTAAAAACAATTTACACTATGGCACAAGATGAAAAAATCTTTGCAGAAGGTTTCTCCTTCAAGAGAAACGAAAAGGCTCCTGACTTTGTAGTAGGGAGACTATCACTAAAGGTTGATGATGCGGTAGCATTCATTAAAGACCATCAGAAGAATGGTTGGGTGAACCTAAACATCAAGACCGCTAGAAGTGGTAACCACTATGTTGAACTCGATACCTACGAGCCAACAACACAGCAAGCTCCTAGCAAAGCGGCACCAAAGCCACAAGCAAAGGTAGTACTACCCGAGCCCGAGGATGATGGTGACCTGCCGTTCTAATAGGCAAACTAAGGGGGAGAAAATCTCTCCCTTTTTTTTAGCCTTTTTGCCTGACGAAAATGTCAAACTCATTTCCCTATATTTTCTATATATAATTATTCTTTCTTTCTTTTTTTTCTGATTAAATTTTAAGAATAAAATTGACATTATTGACAGCAGATTGATTATCAGTAACTTACACGACATTAAACCGACACCGAATTAACATTTATGACACAGAACGTAACAATTTTCAAGAGCATCAAGGATACTGACACTCCGTTCTTCAGGGACATACGTCTGATTCTTCTCAGAATCAAGGATGGTTCAGAGACAACCAAGGAATTGGTAAAGAAGATTCGTGCAGAGAAGCGCAAGCCTGAGCGACAGGAATTAAAGAAGGAACTTCCTGCCATCTGCTTCAGCGGTACATTCAACAAGCGTACAGATGCATCTCTGATTCAGCACTCAGGGTTTATCTGCCTAGACTTTGATGGATATGAGAAGCAGAAGGAACTGCTACATGACAAAGAGAACCTGACCAAGAACAAGTATGTTTTCTCAGTATTTATTTCTCCATCGGGAAATGGTCTGAAGGTAATCGTAAAGATTCCTGCAGATGCAGAGAACCATACCAACTACTTTAACAGCCTAGAGAAATACTTTAACAGCCCCTACTTTGATAAGACTAGCAAGAACCTGTCTCGTGTATGCTACGAGTCTTATGACCCATTGCTATACATCAATGAGAACTCATCTGTATGGGATGTAATCGAGGAGCCTGAGTACACAGAGGTAAGCAAGGTTAAGGACAGCCCTACCATTCCAATCACAGATGAGAATAAGATAGTGGACATACTTGTCAAGTGGTGGACAAAGAAATACCCAATGATGGAGGGACAGCGCAATCAGAACTGCTACGTCCTAGCGATGGCGTTCAATGACTTCGGCATCAACAAGGGTCTTGCATCCTATGTCCTGAATCAGTACGCCTCTGAGGACTTTACAACTCGTGAAATTTCTAACACGATTGACTCAGCATACAAGCACACCGCAAACTTCGGTACCAAGTACTACGAAGACGAGGAGCGTATCAATCAGATTCGTGCCAAACTCAGACGTGGTGTATCAAAAAAAGAGATTCGCTTCCAACTGCAGGACTCCAACTTGGACAGCGATACTATCGAATCAGTACTCAACAAGGTAGAAGAGGAGAATGCGAAGCAGACTTTTTGGGACAGAAACGAGAAGGGAGTCATCAGAGTAGTACACATTCAGTTCAAGCAGTTCCTTGAAGACTCAGGCTTTTACAAGTACTGCCCTGAGGGAGGAAAGAACTATGTATTCGTAAAGGTTACCAACAACCTGATAGACCACACCTCAGAGAAAGAAATCAAGGACTTCGTCCTGAACCACCTGCTAGAGTTGGATGACATCGGGGTATACAATTACTTCGCAGACAACACACGATTCTTTAAGGAGGAATTCCTGTCCATGCTATCAACCATTGATATTTACTTCATTGCTGATACCAAGGATGCCGCATACCTGTACTACAAGAACTGCGCTGTAAAGATTACCAAGGATTCAATCAGCACGCTAGACTACCTTGACCTTGGCGGGTATGTTTGGAAGGACCATGTGATTGACCGCAACTTCACGCTCTGTGGGGTGACCGAGAGATGTGACTTCAGAAAGTTTGTAAGCAACATCAATGGTGGTGACGAAGGTAGAATCAAATCAATGGAGAGCACCATTGGATTCTTGATGCATGGATACAAGAACTTATCGTTCTGTCCTGCTGTGATTCTAAACGATGAGGTAATCAGCGACAACCCTGAGGGAGGAACGGGAAAGGGATTGCTTATGAATGCGCTAAGCAAGATGAAGAAACTCGTGGTGATTGACGGCAAGTCATTTGCATTCGAGCGAAGCTTCGCTTATCAGTTGGTGTCAGCAGATACACAGATATTATGCTTTGATGATGTGAGAAAGCACTTTGACTTCGAGCGATTGTTCAGTGTGATAACTGAAGGTTTGACTCTAGAGAAAAAGAATAAGGATGCAATCAAGATTCCGTTCAGCAAGTCGCCAAAGATTGCACTCACTACTAACTACGCCATCAAAGGTGCCGGCAATTCATTCGCAAGACGTAAGTGGGAGTTGGAGTTGCATCAGTACTACAACAAGGAGTTCACTCCATTGGATGAGTTTGGAAAGTTGATGTTCGGTGATTGGAACGATGATGATTGGTGCGAGTTTGACAACTACATGATTGGCTGTTTAAAATCTTACCTCAAGACAGGTTTGGTTAAGAGTAAATTTGTTAACTTAAAAATCAGACAGCTGTCCGCAGAGACCTGCCATGAGTTTATCGAGTGGTGCGGATTGGTTGACAGCAACGAGCGTAACGTGGTGCTACAGACAGACACTAGGCTTTACAAGAATGAACTCTACTACAACTTCGTGGAGGAGTATCCTGACTACGGACCTAGAGGACGAATGAGTATCAGCAGGACAAAGTTCTACAGATGGTTAGTCTCCTATGCTATTTACAAAGAGGGGACCATGCCTGAGGAGGACAGAGACCAACAGGGTAGATGGATAATCATTAAAAGCAAAAAACAAGATGAAGAGTAATCTGATTATTTGGAACTACGTGTTCCATTGGAATGAGTACACAGGCAAGTGGTATGCTGTACATAGGGACAAGTACCTTGATTATTGGAATGTTGAGAAGGATGTATTCATGAGTGACGAGAACCTAGATGAATTAATCAAAAGGATAAAGGACAATGACTGAGCAACAACAAGTACATATCGGGATGATTAACTCCTTCAATATAATCACCCAAAGGAATACCGTATACGAGGTGATGTCATCAGGGATTGGGTACTTTGCTCACATCCCTGACAGGGAGCCTGACTTTGATACATTGGAGGATATGCTTCATTACTTCTCTGAGATTGAGATGTTCGAGAAATGTATTGAGTTGTTGAAGTACATGGAAGACAACTTCAATGAGGATGGTTCAGAGAAATTTGAGAGATGCGATTGCGATTACCCTGTCATCGAGGAGTACTCCCCAAATATGGTTTGTGGTGGTTGTAAATTGAGACTACGTAAATGAAAAATATAGTAGAGCGGATTGCAGGATATAGTAACGAGGCAATGTTGCACTATTGTGAAACTTTGAAATCAATAATTACTCAGACCAACGACACTAAGATTGGTCGAGGCAAGAAGGTAGAGACTATCAAGGTGCCAAAGTACAAAGTAGACCAAGACGTTCTAGATAAAATATTGCGCAGCTGCGAACACTACAAAAAATTAAATCAAATGAAATTCAATTTCAGGGATTACCAAACCGATATAATTGAGAAAGGCTCCCGTATTCTAAACGAGCATGGGTTCTTATATCTAGCAATGGAGGTAAGGACAGGCAAGACTCTCACGAGTCTAGGTATTGCAGAAAGGATAGAGGCTGAGCGGGTGCTGTTCGTTACTAAGAAAAAAGCAATTAGTACGATTGAAGCAGACTACAAAGTATTGAAACCATATTATCATCTGACTGTGATTAACTACGAGAGCCTTCACTTGGTGATGGACAATGAGAAGTGGGACCTAATTATCTGCGATGAGGCACACAGCATGGGGGCTTTCCCTAAGCCTAGCGGCAGAGCTTTATTGGTGGCTCAGGTAATAAGAAAGTATAGACCAAAGGTGATACTGCTGTCGGGTACACCAACTCCCGAAAGTTATTCTCAGATGTACCATCAGGTGTATGCCATACCAAACAATCCATTCGATGAGTTCTCAAACTTCTACAGATTCTGCGACAAGTATGTTAATGTGAAGCAAAAGAAAATCAATGGACTGCTGATGAATGACTACAGCCATGGGCTTGAGTCTATTGTTGAGGCAATGAAACCATACACCATAAACTACACGCAGTCTGAGGCAGGTTTTGTAACGCAAGTTGAGGAGGAAGTTTTATATGTCCCCATGAAAGAGTCAACCTACAGGTTGATTGACAAACTGAAGCGTGACTTAGTGGTAGAGGGGAAGGAAGAGACCATACTAGCAGACACTCCCGTGAAATTAATGATGAAGGTACATCAGATATCTAGTGGGACAATTAAGTTTGAGAGTGGGAACAGCATGGTTTTGGACACCACCAAGGCGGAGTTCATTAAACAAAAATTTCAAGGAAGTAAGATAGGGATATTCTATAAATTTAAAGAAGAGTATAACGCCTTGAAGCAAGTGTTTGGTGATGAGCTGACTAATGAGCTGAGCGTGTTCGAAGACACTAATAAGCACATTGCTTTACAGATTGTGTCGGGCAGAGAAGGGATATCCCTACGTCAGGCTGACTACTTGGTGTATTACAACATTGACTTTAGTGCCACGAGTTATTGGCAGAGCAAGGACAGGATGACAACCAAGGAGAGACTAGATAATAAGGTCTATTGGATATTCTCAGAAGGAGGTATTGAACGGGACATATACAAGGCAGTAACAAAGAAGAAAGACTACACTATCAATCACTTTAAAAAAGACTTTTATGAAAGCAAAACTAATCTTTAATTTACCTGAGGATTACCATGAGTGGAAGAATTCCATAGATGGAGCGAATATGCGCTCAACTCTATGGGAGTACGACCAATGGTTAAGAAGTAAGATAAAGTACGAGGACCTGACTGACGAGCAGTACCAAACCTATCAGAGTTGCAGAAACAGATTGAGAGAAATTCTATACGATAACGATATAAACATAGAAAACGGATGAACATCTATCTAGGACAACAAGCAAAGAGCCTATTCTACATGAGGGAAGTTCCCATTGAATCAATAGGCGTGTTCCAATGCATAGGCGGTGATTGGGTGTATTGGTTCAATAATGGATTCACCTACGACACAGGTGTCGCTGACAGCGAAGCAGAAGCATTACAGATAGCAAAGAAAAACTTTAGACCTTATAAATATGATGACATTTAAAGTACACGGAGAGAAGTTTCATGACATGGACAGACTCAACAATCAAATAATGAAAGTCATGCGCAGGTATGGATTCCAATTTGGATACTTTGAGATTGGAGATGCGTATGAAGTTAACGGAACCGTTAACCTGATACTTGAATGACCGAGCAGCAGATACAAACCAAGTTAATTAAAGAGCTAGAAGGACAGGGATACTATGTCATCAAGTTGATAAACACCAACAAGAATGGAATCCCTGACCTGATAGCGATACCTAAAGACTCTGACGTTGAGTTCTACGAAGTAAAAAAACCAAATGGCAAGACATCAAAGTTGCAAGAGTACAGATTAAAAGAATTAAGAAATCATGGAATAAAAGTAGAAGTTCATAAAGGAATCGAATCAAATGATACTAAGTAAAGAATTAAAGATGGAGGCTCTGTCTCAAATAGTTGACAGAGAATTTGGAGTAGTGCTTCATAAGTTTACAAAGAAGCAAGAGTATGTAGACGCAAGAAAAGTATTCTGCAAAATATTAAATGATACAGGGTTTAATCCTCACGATGTCTGTGACTTTATGAGAAGGACCCTAACTATTCACAATTATTACTTGAAAGATGTAGACTCTCTACTCAAGTTTAATCCTGACATAAATGAGAAATACCTGAAGTGTAAGGAATTATTTTTCATTACTGTAAGGGGAGTGAATCAAGACGAAAAAGAATATGTTATCGGTACAGGAAACAAATTAAACTATTCGGTTTGGGACAAAGAATCCTTAAACAAAGTAGAAGATAAGTATGAACGTATCAAAAATATTATTCAACTTATTGATTTCAATACCCCCGTGGGCAAAGAGGATTTTGTATTTGAAAAGTTGGTCCACGTCTTTGAAAAATTATCAGACGATGGAGAAAAAAATAGACAGAGAAAACGCTAGAGCAGGAAGAATAGCTCTTAGACTGAGCATGAATCACGTGCTCTTATCAAACATTTATGAGAACCTAGTAGATAGGGATTGGAAACAAGCAGAGAAAGACTTGAGGGAAGTTATATTCGACCTCAGGATGATGCTAAAATCAATAGAGGAAGATGATTTTTGAAACTGAGACAGACCTAGTACGAGAAAGAAAAGCCATTGAATTGTTCGTAAGTATATTCAAAGGGTCATACAAGAAGCTTGACCCATTCGATATTGACTACAAAGTATTCGATAAAGACAATAATCTCATCGCCTACGTTGAGGTGAAGGGAAGGATACGCACAATGAATGCCGCATATCCACTACCAATCTCTGCAGCTAAGCTAGTTAAATTAATTGACAAGCGTCTCAACCCTGTGATTGTATGGGCCTGCGAGGATGGTATCATCTACGCTCAGGCAAACAAGTTGGTGGGACAAATAAAGTGGGGAGGTCGCCCTCCCCGTGATGGTTCATACAACGATGCTGAGATGATGGTGTACTACGATAAGCAAAGGACCATGAAGTACGTAAGGTTTACTTAACTTATTTTCTCTTAGTTTTTTCTTTGTATTCCTTGTCCTCTCTTTTCTCCCTAACCTTTCTTAGTTTACTATCAACAGATTCTGATGCTTTAGTTTGTTTATCCCAATCAGAATTAGGTCCAAATCTTTTTCTCCACAAAGCAGGATTCTGACGCTTCATTGTGGACTCATTACGATATCTAATACCTTTGCTTGAGTCATAAAGAAGAGATTCTTTCTTTGCCTTCAATGCTTCTTTCTGTTTATCAACTGAAGCTTTAGCCTCTTCACTTCCTACAATCTCAAGAATCTTTTGGTCGATAGCCTTCCGCTCATCTTTGTTTGTAGTCTTCTTCTTTAATTCATTCAAGTCTTCTAACTTATCAAACTTTTCTTTTGCAGCCCCCGGCTCAGCAGCTTTTGACTTTTTATTTTTAAGGTCTGCGTAGATTGATTTGTTCACTACTGTCCTTACATCTTTGTACAAAGGAATAAATCCTGCGTTACCTAGAATCTCTAGAGGTATTCTCTGAGTTACTACTCTTCTCTCACGCTCTATAGCGTCTGCTTCTTTCTTAGTAGTATCTCCTGATAGCACAGCCTGTACTGAACCTGACAATATGTTCTCACCTACTAGTCTTGCTGTTTGTACAGCAGGACCAAAAGAACCTCCTAATTTAAATAGCACATCATCTATGCTTTGCTTATCTTCTTTTCCTTGTGGAATGATAGAATACGCTATTGCATCTTCATATTGGTCGTATTCTCCATCCCTTAGGAAGTCAAGATACTCTTGATTAAACTTCTCTAGACCAAAGTTTACAAACATTTTTACTGCGTTACCAAAGTCTCGACCAAAGAACAAAGAGCCAACCGTACCTATAAATGCTTGGCCTAGACTTTGAAGGAATGTTTTATCGTCCTCCTCTTCTTCTTCATCTTCTACACCAAATAATGGAGCAGCCAATTCTATTATACCACCTGCAAGCATCTTGCTTAACATAGAGTATACAGTCATACGTGTAGCAACAGCACCCAACAACATGGCTCCCTTAGTTCTACTCATTGGTCCGTCACCCATCATTGCATACACACCTGTTCTCGCACTCATAAATTCGAATATCAAGAACCTAGTCATGTAACTATTGAAGTTATTGTAAATCTTAGTAGGTATTGTTTGATTCGGTTTAGATGCTCCTTTAAGAATACCCATGAACGTATTGTCCGTGGCACCTGCTTGAACAGAAGTTCTGTCAGCAATTTCTGTTGCTTTATCGATGGCTTCCTTATTTTCTTTTAAATATTCCTTATTGTTCTCGCCAATTAATTTAAAGTCAACATCCTTGCCTGATACCTTCTTAAACTCCTGAGCAAATGAGCCAAACCAAAGTGCTCTAATTACAATTTTATCAGGAGTTGAAATAAGGTTATCTGACAATACCTCAACCCCATTGGTATATCTTTTACCTGTAAGATTCCAAAGCTGCTGAATTTTATTAATCACACGAGAATCAGATAGCTTACCCCCGCCAACTCTCTGTTTCATAGCACTAGTGTCCATGAAGTTTCCTGATAGGCTATCCTCAGGGAATATTCTATTTATCTGAGTACTATTTAGGTTCTCCAATACGGATGGTCCAAGTGGAGACATGATAATGTTAGCATATTTAGTTCCTAACGTGAATGCTTTTGGTTCAGCAAGAAAAGCAAAGGATATGTTAGAGGCTAATTCAGCTGTAAATCTTCCTGTACCTGCAAGCACAGAACGATATCCCATTCTTTTGATGTATTCCACGATTATGTCTGCTGTCGTATCATCCATGATGTTGTTGACAAGCAAATTATCTACGGCCTCTTCGTATGCTTTAGTTAATGTATTGGATACTTCTCTTTGAACTTTAGTTACATTCTTTCTTTCATCTAAAGTTTTCTCAAGTTGATTCAATGCAATTCTAGCAGTTTTAATTGGTCCTGTAAGATTGTAATCCAACAACACATACTTAGCACCACGACTTGCTGAAGCAAATACATCAAAGTTAATAGGCTTCGCTCCCTTGGTTCTTTCTTCCAAAGATTTAGCCTTTGTTGATGGTCTCATATTGTTATCAGCTCTGTTTGTAATATCTGTTGCTGATTTAATATCACCCTTCTTACCATCACCTAATACAATTAGGTGCAAGTAATTATTCAAACCATTAAATACCTGACCTCTCATGACATTAGAAGTAAACTCAGCCTTACTTCTAAGGCTTTCATTTATCTTTTGAATATCATTGATGGCATCCTTCTCAGCTTGATTAAAAGAATTGTACAATTTTTCAAGGTTAATCTGCCCATCTATTTGATACATCGAGCGTATAAACTTCAAGTTTTCTAAGTCAGTTTTACCATACTTTTTAGCAGCTCTTTGTTTCTCAATGTGCTCTATGGTTTTATTGATGTAATCCAATGCAGGATTTACTTGCTCGTTACCTTGATTTGATTCGAATTCAAGTTGACGTAGATAAGTCATCATCTTCATCTTAGATAGAGCTAACTTTTCTTCGTTAAAAGAAAATGAACTAGCAACCTTTTGCTCTGCTTTCTCTAATGCTGAATTGATTCTTTTCAGTTCTGCTTTGTACTTCGCTTCAGCTTGAGCTGTCTTTAAAAGCAACGCATTAAATACTTTTTTATTTTTAAGACCAAGGGCTTGGTCAATAAAGAAAAGAGGTATTCTTTTGACTGCTTCATACAATGCACCTTCCTTAGTAACTAGGTTTTTAATTTTACCTATCGCAGTAGAAATCTTTGGAAGCGAAACATTACTTGTAGCATCTTCAATAATCTTTCCATCATTTATACCATCTATTTTTAGGTATACTTGATAAGCAAAACTAGGAAGATAGTTTTTGTTAATGTTGTCAATTACCTTGGATAGGTTTGTCAAATCATTAAGTCCCAACTTCATTAAAGTTTCTTCAGAAACATTTTTGATGAGCTCAGCAAATTTCTCAGCAAAAGCTTTCTCTTCTTGAGAAGGAAGTCCATCAATGCCTGTTATCTTTGAAGCTTTGATTTTGTCAATTGCTTCTTTCTTCTTCTCCTCTATTTCTTCTTCAGACATCTTTTGCTTTTCATCCTGAGGCACAATCTCTTTCTTATACTTGCGCATAAGGTCTGCATCCTCCTCAGTTATCTCACCCTGCTTAACCATTTCTTTTAAGGTAGCAGCGTAATCTAATTCACCACCCTTGGTGAAAACTTTGTTCTCTGAATTTTCTAGGATATCAGCCAACTCGTAAGCTCTTGACTGCTCGTCATTAACAGCACGCAAGATGGCTTCAGTATCACTCTTTACTACATCATACTGCTCTAGTGGAAGAACTTGCTGACTAGCTCCAAGCATCTCAACTATCTCAGCATATCTGTCTAGGTATGCGTCAGGGATAAGCAAAGGATTTATTGAAAGCAATTTGTTCAATGGCCCTCGCAACGTATCAGCAATACCAATCTTAGAGGTAATGTTTTTCTTAGCGTTAGCTATCTTTCCTCTTAGTCCATCTATTATATCACGGTACTCAGCGTCAGCAAATACATTTGCCATGTAGTCAATGAAGTCTTTTACTGACTTTTCATTGAACGCATTTATGTTTAACAGCCTAGTTGTTACTCTAGTTACTTGCTTTGAAGTAAGCTTGCCTGTTGAAGCTAGTTCCTTAATTTCCTTACCTAAATCAGCTGTGATTTTTCTCCAAGCTTTTACTGCATCCTTCGCTCCTTCTGCTAGGTCCTTTAATCTTTTATTTAGGATTTCCTTTTCAGTCATGGTAATCTTAGTGACATCATTGACGATGCCAATAAGTCTACCTGCTTTTGGAGCTGACTTCTCTCTAGCTCCAAACATCTTTCGAACCTCACGTACTAGCTTTTCTTTTTGTACGTCAGTAGAATCTTTGTATGCTTTTGAGTTCTTTAGCTTTTTAATTACTTCAGTAAGCGGCATTCCTTTCGCAGCTAGATTCCCTAGCTTCTTCATCAAAGAATCATAACCACTAAGAGTCTCTTCGGACAACGTGATTTTTCCTGCTGCAGGAATATCTGTAGCCATTGCCTTATTTATAGCCTCTTCAGTAAGACCTTTTCCTTGAAGGAATTGTCTAATTGCATTCTCAGAAAATCCCTGAGCACGTGCCTGCTTTACAACATTTATTGCTTTGGCATCACTGCTAAGTTGAGCTTTCCCTTTTACCTTCTGAGTTGATTCTTCAACCCCTTCAAACATTAGTTTGGGATTGTCAAAAAGAATTTGGTCAGCTCTATCGATATTTTCAGTCTCAGATAATAATGTATTTCTTCTTTGTTCTTCAGTAAGACTTCTTCTGAACTCAACATTTCTTGCCTCAACTTCTCCTGCAACTCTGTAATAAATATTGTAAGCGTCAGCAGGTGTAAATTCAACTCTAGATTTAAGTTTTTCAAAGACTTCTTTATCAAGTTCTTCTTTGTATTCTTTTAGTAACTCTTCGAGTTCCTTTTTTATCTCTTTTGTTTCTTTCTTATAACTTAATAGTTCTAGAATAGCATATTTATTTAATGCATCCTGAAGTAAATCTTTAGTAGGCTTTTGTAATCTTTCGCTATTAGGGAAAAGTTTTCTTGCAGCTTCATGCAAAAGTGTTTTTCTTTCTACATTATTTTTTGCATTCTTTAATAACCCATCAAAAATAATTTTAGCGGTCTTAGTACTTGCCCCTCTTTCAAATAATTCTTCATACTGAATTGCGTGTTGAAGTTCATGAATAATAGTTAGCTCAGCCTCGCTTCTTTTATCGGGGTCTATATAGTTTTTGCTATTGATGGTAATCTTCTTTGCAGAAGAACTATGTTTTCCATGCTTGTTTTCAGGCATATCCTTAAAAACTATCCTATAGTTTTTGATAAATGGATATGCTTCATACAATTCAGGAGAATCAAATATGTCTGTTATTTTAGCTACTCTTATTTGAGCGCCATCAGAGTCTTTTGCTTCCTTTAAATCTTCAAGTTCAAATTTTTTAAATTTGCCATCAGGGATTTCATATCTCCACTTCTTATCTATTCCTCTTTCCCAACCTGTAGCTCTTCTGATTTCTAAAGGTGACTTTCCTTCCTTTTCTAATATTTGAGCTGTATTATAATCTTGTAATACTACTCCTGCTAATCTAGCCTTTTTACCAATCAGCTGAGCCTTACCTTTCATTCTTGGCTCAAGCTCTCTAATTACACCTGTCTCGGCAGCAATAACTTTAGTCTGCATTGGCTTGGTCTTTTCTTCTCTACCGCCAATTACATCCTTATACTTTTCTTTGATTGACTCAGGCATGATATCCCAAGAGTCAATCTTCTTATCAGGTACACCAACTACTTCACCGCTAATAGCAAACTCGTAAGTAGAGTGAGGGGCTTTGCCTGAGACTGCTGTTGGTTTACCAACAAGCATGATATCGTTTTGACCGAATCCATTTTCTTTGTAGAAACCATCTCTCAATTCATTGTAGTCAATGAATGCATTGAATGAACCTAGCAGTTCTTTTAATGAACCTTTAGGTGCAGTCTTCAATGCACCTATTTGACCAAGTGCTATAAGAAATGGCTTTCTCTTTGGACTATCAGCCAACTCTTTGAATGAGTTAACTCCATTAAGTGCGTCTCTAAGAGTTCTTAGTTCTACTGTTTCTTTTTCAAAGTTGTTGAGAGCTTCTCTGAACTTATTAAAGTCTGATGTCTTATTGACTCTTTCAGCCAATAAGTCTAATACCCTTTTGTTAAATAGCTTAGCCTTTTCAGGAGAGCCACTAATAAAGAATATATAGTCAGCCTGATTGATTTGATTCGTCAAAGTTTTCTCAGGTAGACCACTAGCCCAAAGGATTCCTTTGCTTCGGTTGGCAGGGTCTAGTGCAAAGCTTGGTCCCGCATCTAGGTAATGCGTATCACCAACCACTTCATCAAAGTAGTTTCCACGACCTAGTTGGTCAGCCATCCAAAACCATACCTTCTGCTTCTTAGCTACGATGTCATCGATTAAAGCCTCGATGTCAATCTTATCTGCTTCGGTAACGAATGATAATGGAAGCGGAGTCTTAGGGAAATTCAAAGAAGCCTTACCCTTAGGGGCAGGATTGATTTCGCTTGGGGTACCAATAGGAGCAGATAGGTTTTCCTGAATAGCTGTAATGTCAGCAGGGTTAATTGCTTCACCCTTCTTAATAGACTCTGATATGTTTCTAAGGAAATCAATAGCCTGCTTGGCATCTCTAGCATTTTGAAATGGAACAAATGCTCCATTAGTAATCCTAGATACAAAGTCATTTATTATTAAAGCAATATCCTGTAACAGACTAGAAGATATATTTTTATCTGATTGAGAAAGCCTAGCAGCTAACTCAACTATGTACTCTTCGTATGAATCATTCTCCTCATATTGACTTGCAAATTCGGTTAATGCTTTATTACCTTTTCTATTTATTGCTGCTGCAACTCTATTCTTAAAAGTCTTAAAAGCTTCTGTGTTCTCACCAAATGTTTTACGCATTATACCATGCGCAACCTCATGAGCAATTGTTGTATTATCAGCCACGTTAAGGTTGATGTCAATCTTGCCAACATAAGTACCATTAGGTCTTTGAACATAAGAAAAGTACCCTGCTGATTCAGCGGGACCATTGATAGAAGCCATTGCATTTCTGTAGCTGTTCTCATCATCGTGTATTACGATTTCAAAGTCAGGAAGCACAGACTTCAATGTAGTCAATGTCTTCTGAGCGAAGTCAATAACTTGTTTCTTGGCGTTGTCCTTCACTCTATTTCTCAAAGAGTCCATTCCTATTGGGTCAGCAACAGTTACTCCTGAAGTTCTAGCGGGTTCAGTAGGAGTGACAGGAGCTTCTTCCTGCGCAAACATCTCCTCCATTTTAGCAAGCTGTTCTGCTTCAGTAAGGGTAGTAGGTTGAGGTGCTACAGTAGGTTGAGCGGTCACCTCAGGCTGTGCTTCTGCTTCTGCTCTCTTAGAGTTTACATAGTTTCTGAATAAATCAGTATTACGAATATCTCCTACATTTCTTTCTACTTTTACACCAACACCTGTAATAGTTCCATCTTTTTTCTTATTAAAAGTAAATCGAGTTCTTGTCTCATTATCATCAAAGTTGTTGTATTCAAATACAACTGAGTCACCAAGGTCTGTTCTTTGTGGCTCTGCCTGTGGCTCAAATTTCTTTGATTGTAACACCTTACCAAGTACCTCATTATTCTTATCTGATACTTCTTCGGTAGGATTGTACTCAACGATTTGGTCATCGGTTAGCTCAACTTTAGGGGCTACTTCTTCTTGGATACCCGCTTCGGCAGTGACTTGAGGTTCTGCTTGGGATACTCCTTGCTCCACTTCTTGGCCAACTCCGGCTGTTGGCTGTACAGGTACTTGACCTGCTGCTTGCTCTTGAATGGCATCTTGTTCTGTTGGTTTAATTCCTGTAAATTCTTGAAGTCTTTCTAAGACTCCTGTTTTATCATTATTACTAATTTCAATATTCATAGCAAGAATTTCTTCCTTGCTATACTCTCTCATTAAGTAGTCAATAAATTCAGGCTTAACTTCTTGCCCATTTACTTTATATGTCGGGGCCTCAAAAGGAATATTAGCCATCTCTCTCTCTTGAGCAGAGGCTTCTTCTTCTTTTAAATCCTGTAGTTCTTTCTCAATCCTTTGTCTCTCTTCAGTTGGTAACTTAGTAGTTAGGTTTAACTCTGTAGCTGTATCGTCATCCTCAATAGCCTTACTCAACTCAGCAATCTTAGCAGCTCTCTGAGCTTTTACATTATCAGCCTCTGATTGAATTTTCTGAGTAGCTCCTTGTTCAGCTATTTTTGAAAGCTCCTGATTTATTTCATTGATTCTATTTTTTTGAGGAGTAACTAGCGCACCATCTTTACCTTGAATGTATTGCTCTAAATCTTTTCTTTCTTTCAAAAGATTCATCGCCTCCTTCTTCTGCTGAACAGTTAATCCATCAGGTAGCTGACGATATATACCAACTGCATTTCTATAGTTTTGTTCCTCTTGCTTGGCATCAGAAGGGGATATTCTACCACTAGCTACTTTCTCTTTAAGACTAGTTATATATGCGCTTTGAAGGGTTTCATCATTAGCCATGTTCTCAAACATCTCAAATGTTTTATCATTCATTTTGAGAAACCCTGCTTTACTATATGCAGCACTAACCGCATTAGGAATTCCTAGTGTGAAACCACCAATAGCTTCTTGAGCTCCTGCATAGAACATTTCACCTACAGCTTTCTCTATAGTTTCAGGAGTTTGAAAATACTTATCACCTTTTATATACTCATTATATATGGCCTTGAACCCTGTCTCTACACCTTGTTGTAAAAAACCTGTCTCTCCTTCAGCAAGTCCTGCAGCAGTAAGAACTAATGCCCCTCTAGCAATTTTACTTTTTACTTCATTCTCTGCTAATTCTCTAAGTGATGTATAACCTACTCCTCTTCCTGCCTTACCTAACATAGCCATAGTAATGTTAGTTACTATACCCTTACTTTGCAATACGTTTCTAAGACCATATGCTTCTAAAACAGATGATGCTATTCCAATAGGAGCAACGATTGCAGCTTTTTCAACTTCAGATATGTTTGCAAATGCAGGGTCTTTTTCCATCTCTTGCATTAATCCATCTGAAATCTGAGAATACATTTGAGCTGTTCTCTGAGCCCAACCTGCAGGGGTTGAGCTACCAATCATAGCAGGCAATGATTTTGCTAAACCTAATATAGCTCCTCCCCAAAAACCTTCTTGTTTTAGATTAGTCCATTCAATAGTAGTATTTTCATCACCTCTTCTTATTCTAAGACCTTCTCTTATGTATGGCATGATATCAGCTTTTACAAGCTTTTTACCGAAGTCATCCATTTCATCTTCCCATCTATCCAATTGCTCAGGAGTCAATGTCTTTTTCCAATCTTGAATAGATTGGTTTTCAGATGGAGGTGCAACACCTATTTTAGATGCTCTTTCAATTGTACCTTTTCTTAAATTTTCAGGGCTAATTAAAAATTCAGCAGACCCAAGTTCCATAGTAGCATCTACAAATACATTTGTTGTACCTGCCGCAATACTACTAATTCCCTCTAAAATAGAATTACCTACACCACCAAGCCAACCCCCTTGACGTGCTTTTGTTTCAACATATCTACCAACAGACTTCTCTAAAGAAGATGCCTTGTTTGTAAGCTTCTGTTCTTCACTAAGTAAAGTTGGAAGCTCATTAACTAAAGACAATCTTGTTTTTTCTGCAGCATCAACCCTTTTAATAAACTCAGGATTATTCCTTTGAGATTCAGGAATTGAATTAAGTGCATCTACTTCCTTCTCATAAGCCTGTTGTCTTAAAAGAAAATCTTTTTGCTTTTGATTTACAGCAGTAGCCTCTTTATTTATTTTAGCAACTTCATCATCAACTTCCTTTTGATTGCTGAATATCTTAACTTCTTGGTCCTTTAAACTCTTCTCAAGAACAAACAAACCTTTCATAGGTGTATTGTCTTGAATAAACTTTTGAAGTTTAAATGCTTCTTCTGAAGATTTACTATCTAAAAAATTGTTTAATGATATTTGTATTTTTTTGCCGTCAGGAGCAGTTACGTCCATCCAATCTCCTGTAGCCCCCGCTTCCTCAAACTTAAATCCTAATCCGCCAAAACGGTATTCCATTTCGGGGACAACAAATTCTTCATTCTTATCAATAAGGTCTTTATTAATTTGAGCTAACTGCTCATTAAGATATTTGTTATGCTCTACCTTTGGCTTTTCACCTAGCTTATCAAATTCACTTTCAGCAAGTGATTTATTTTGCTCTACTTTTTTTAATTCTTTTTGAAACTCAGGACTCGTTGCAGGTGTAGTTGGTATTATTCTATCAGCAAAAGTCTTCCTTGAAGAAGACTCTTCTGCATACTTTTTAAATAAAGCTTTTGTTTCATCGTCAGGAGCTAATACGGACGAAGCCGAAGAACCAACTCCCGAAGGTAATACCGTAGTATCTTTTTTTTTTGGCTGTTGTTCCACAGCCTCTTCTTCAACAGCAGTAGGAGTTTCTACAGCAGCAGGAGCAGGAGCAGACCCTGCATATTTTTTCATGAACGTATCTCTGTCCTTGGTATACAGTCTTAGTTTAGAGACATCGTCATAAACCTGATTCTGATATTGAGGGTTCTGCCATTCAGATTGGAAATCCTCAAAAGATTTATTGTAACGTCCCTTCAGGACTAATGTGTTGTATAACTTTTTTAATTCGTCCATGGTATACTATTTATTCAAAGTTAATCTAAAATTCCAAGGTCTGCTAATGCTGTTTCCGCAGCCAAATCTCTTTCAGTCAATGAAGCTCCCGGAGCATAAGCATTCAAAATAAATTTCTTCATTTGCCTTATAGCAGCTGCATTCTTCCCTGCTCCTACGTCATAGTTAGGAGATTCTTTTCCATTAACAACAACATAAATAGAATTAGCCAATGTATTTCCAACTTTAAATTCAACTCCTAAATTTGGACCATACATTTCATTAAGCTTATCTGCAACTAGCCCTTCATCTTCTATATCACCAACATCAATAATTGCTGTAGCTGTATTTTCATCGACAAAAGTGTTAAGGCGTTGGTAAGGAGATTCAGTTTCTTCTACATCTTCATCTTCAAAACCACTTGCTGTAGCTGTTTTGTTGGCAGGATTACCTTTATATGTCTCTCTAGTAAATTTAAGAATAGTATCTTCAGGTAATTTTGTACCAAAAGCACTAATCATTGAACTAGCTATTTTATCAGGGTCATTATTTAAATCAAATGTAGACAGTCCTGTTCCATCCATGTTGGAAATTGTAATTGTAGCACCGTCTTTGTTGACTCTTTTTCCTGCCTTTTGAGCCAAGTATATAATAGCATTTGCAACTTCTGTATCATCACCACTCTTCAATGCTGCACCTAACTGTCTACCAAAGTTTTTAGCTTCTTCTACTTTATCAACTCTATCAAGAACAGCAGCAGATGGGTCTTGTCTTTGAATTTGACCTGTTGACTTTTGTTCTTCAGTAATATCTATCATGCCTAAGAACTGCTGCATCATAAATTCAGAAGCAGCTTGGTCCTGCTCCTTTGTAAATGTCATAACTCCCCTACCTGTATTTGGGTCTATTACCTCAAGTACAGCCTTTGGATTCTTAGCTGCCACGTCAGGGTCGTCTGTCCAAAAGTATCCTTTAGATGCCATTGCATCCACAAGTATAGAAGCTTTATGGTTTTCATTAGCCAACATAGATTCTATAGCATCAAATGATGACGCATAAAAATCATATAATATTTTCTTGTCATCTGAGCCAATCTTTGTCTCATCAATTCTCCGTCTAGCATCAGATATTGAGGTAACATATCCTATACTATTTAAAGTACCTCTAGTAACATCAGATGTGATAAATTTACCAAGACTAGTAGCCATTTCTTTCAATGGTTCTCGATACTTATATTTATCAATCTGACCATAGATTGCACCATCAATATACTGCATACCAACGGTACTTCCTTTCTTCAAACCAATTACTTTCTCGCCATCAATTATCTGTTCCTCTTTTAGGCCAACATTTAGTTTTCCTGTAGGGGCATCAATAAAAAATCCTGACTGTCTAAAGTTACCGTATCCTTGAATCTTTTCTAGTCTAGCTAATTCAATTGCAGACGACTCATCTTTTTGAGCACGCTCCATAAGCTTCCCATAGTTCTCTTGAAAAGCCTTCATTGATGAATATGCTGTTCTTATGTCATCAGTTAAATTCTGATTAGCAATCATGTAATCTTTAGGGTCTAGGATGCCTTGCTTCATAAGCCTATTTTGCATAAGCAAATATTTACTTGCTTGGTCAGCAAGTCTTATGGCTTCTGCTTTCGCATCTACGTGTTGACCCTGAGGGGCATTTGATATTTGTTCAGCAGCTTGACGAGTTGCTTCATCTAAAGCCGCTTTCTTTTGCTCTCTGACCTGAACTTCTTGACGAAGCATATCGGTCATGTTCTTGCCTATCTCAGCCCAATTTACCTGAGACTCAGCACTACGTTCAGCATATTTGTAATATGTAGCCATTATCTAGATAGTGATGTAACGGGGGCGTATTGATTATAAAGTGTTTGAAATTGGTCAGCTCCAAATATCAATTGTCTTTGTGTAGGAGTAAGTGCTTTCCTAAACTTTCTATATTGTTGAGGACTCATTTTACTTACTGCTTGTAAATCTAAGTTTGTAAAATCTCCTGTTTGCTCTGCACCTAATCCTCCTTTCTGAGAAATATTACCAATATCTTGAAACTGTTGAGTATTAAGACTCATATTTCCTAAAGCTTTTTGTTCAGCAGCTCTATTCTTCTCAAACAATGGAGCCTTCTCAGCTAGTTGACTTCCTAAACTAGTTAGTCCTTCCATGCCCTGAGCAGTAGCATTAGCAGCCAACTCTTGAGCGTTAGCAGCAGCAAGCTGCGCACCTGCTACTTCTTCAAGGTCTAGCTGAACACCAATGTCTTGTAGTCTTGCATCCTCTTGTGCACTAAGCATTTCAAGCTGTTGCATCTCCTGTCCCATCTGACCTCTAATAGCAGCTTGCCCTTCTTGTTGAGCCATCTGAATACGACCTGCTGTAGCAGCAGCTCCTCTTTCACTCTCTACACCTGCTTGAATCCCCTGAGCTCCTTGAGCCAACAAAGCTTCTCTAGCTAACTCATAAGGTTCTTTATTAATAGCTAACTTGTCAAATTGATTTACCTCTAGCTTTTTACGAGCTTGTTGCATTGCGGCATCTGCCTCAGCTTCAGCTTTTCTCATAAGCTTACGCTGTTTGCCCGCTTGAGCAAATGACATACCTGTTGTTGCGGCTGTTGCTGCTAAGCTTGTTGCTGCCGCTATAGTTGTGAACATTGCCATATTATAAGACTTTTATCATTTCGCTTGTGTAAGAGTCTCCCTTGATATAGCCAAGACCCTCATACGTATTTATTAAATTAGGATGCTTAATTAAAGCATACACATACTTGCATCCAACTAACTTGCATATCTCAGTCAGTCTTGATACCAATAAAGTCATAGCGTCTTTTCTTAGTATTCTGTTGGTATATCTTTTGTTGGATACTATCCATTCAACCCATGCAAGCTTGGAATTACTAAGATACATAAAGCCTGCGCAAATAGGAACATCTCCATCGTAAATTATAATCCCACCCTTACCATCATCAGGAAGCAAATCTTTTTGTGGAGGCTCCCATCCCCAATCTTTCCACCATCCTACAAGAATGTCTTCGTAATCGCTATCGTTTAACTCTCGTATCTTTAGTGTCATGCTATAACAAAGATATTAATTTTAAGGGAAACTTTTCATCACGTCAGACTCAACAGCAAACAACTCTACTTTGGTATCATCTCCGTTCTCAACAGTAAATACGCAGTAGTGTCCGAGCACTCCATGAGACTCAGCTACTGAGTTCTTAGTATACAAGAAGTATGCGTCCTGAATTGGTATAGGAACTGTCCCGGGTATAGTTGTATCAATAGTAATTTGATTAATTCCATTTGGAAAGTCAACGGTTATCGCTGTGATTTTTCCTGCTAAAAGCGGCTGACCTGAATAAGGTGGTGTTAAGAAGTATAACAAATCACCAACACTCATAATGTTTCCAAGTGATACGTTCAATGAGAACTTAACTACATTCCCTCCTACTACCTGATTGCTTTTACCTATACCACTTGTACTTCTAATCTTCAGCTCTCCCGTGGTATTGTTTCTAACAAAAGCAAACCAAGTTGCTTCTTTTTTCTCAAACCAAGATGATTGAATAAACCCTGAAAACTGAAGGTCAGTATAAAGTGAAGCAGACCAAGCCGCATCTCCCTGCAAATCTATTGTCTTGAATAGCTTGTTCTCTAACGGAGACACATTAAATACGCTCTGAACTTTAGTAGGAACAAAGTCGTCATTTGGTGTACCATTCTTTATATGCCAAGCACTATAGAATGTATTTCTTTGCTCATTAACATTGTGTCTATACAAGTCACCACCCTTAAACGTATAGAAATAGTTGTTCATCCCTATCATCCAATCAGGATAAAAGGAATAGAAGGAAACCCACCCCGGGGCTCCTTCGCTATATGTTAGTGTATAGTTTGCCATATCTTAACAAGGACCTCCCCATGATGATGTATCTCCTGATGTACCTACCTGAAAACTTTGACCGCTTGCAGGAGCAGAAACAGTCTTATACCAAGTGTTGTTGCCATCAAGAAGTGTAGTTGTAGTTGAGTTTATGTACAGAGCTTTACCTTGAGTCACAACTGCATCATACAAATCAGTTGCAGTACCAATGATGTACACCGTCAAAGGAGTACCTGTGCCTGCACAAGCAGCCGATGAGTTACTCCATCCGTATGTATTAGGACTAGTTGTCACATCAAAGTATATGGTGAAAGACTGAGTAGGTGCACAAGACGGACAAGTGCTTTGAGGTAATAAAGAGCCCGATGACTGCTGTCTAACAATGGTACCGTCAGAATAATACCCGTTAGGTGCGAGCGTTGTTAACGAAGCATTTGTGTATACTGCTGTCGCAGAAGCAAGAGATGGGCCGTTTAAATAAAATGTTGATGATGTTGCCATATTAGGAAGGTTCTTCGCAGCCGCAACAAGCGTCTAGGCTACTTGTGGTTGAATAACATAATACTGTTGGAGGTGCAGGTGTAGGCTCACAGCCGCAACAAGCATCAAATGGAGTTGTACTTGAATAACATAATTCTATTGGTGATGAATCTCTGAAATCCCAAATAAGATACAAGTAATCTTGCAAAGCAGGAACTGTAAACTGAGCATAATTATTATTTCCTCCCCCTTGATTTGGTGTTGCCGTAGTAGCTAATCCCAAAAGCGTGCTAATGGTAGCAGGAGTGTTAGGATAAAATGTATTAGTCATCAAGTACTTGAACTTGTCAGTAGCAGGATTAAATACAAATGTATCTGTTGAGAATTTATTTGCTATGATTCTAAGAGTACTTCCTACAGGAGGGAATGCTCCTGACCCTACAGGTCCTGTCAATGAACTGTATCTAGATACCAATGGATTGTTTGAAGATGTAGCAAAGGTAGTAAGCACAGATTGCAATGGAGAGTTATAGGTTCCATTGGTATATCTGTACTCAGTATGAATAGTCTGACCTGCTTCAAAGTTGTTGGTAACAACTACCTGAACAATTGTAAGACCATTTACCGTGGTACATCCTGCAAGAATAGAAAGAGAAATATCTCCTGTATATTCTATCGTCACTGTAGCAGTTTCAACAGATATGTTATTCTTAGCAATCGTTAGGCTTCCGCTAGTTGTTACAGTACCTGACGTGTAATTTGTTCCATTGTAATTTACAGTAATCTTGAATGAAGCCCCTGCACTAATTGTATTAACAGTATAGTCAATGTCTGATGAACCAACAATAGGTCCCAAGTCTACACAATATTGGAATGTCTTAGTCTCTGCAGCTACTGTACTAAGAGTAAATGTCTGAAGTACGCCACAAGCCAAGCACTCAGGATTCAAAGGCAAATCAATATCATTAGTAGACAACACATATTCATTCATATATGGGTCAAACCCACCAAGCTTTTGTGTAGCATAAGACCTGTTGAACTCATCTCTAAACCAAGTACGCATACCTAATTCTGAAATGACAGCCAATTGGTCACTACCTGTAGAATTACCTACCATCTGAATAACAGCTCCTCTCTTTACATCTGTAAAGAATCTATTGAATCCCCATTGAACATAGCTCTCAGGGTTAAAGCTGATACCATACTTCTCTGTTCTTGCAATCTGTGTACCCAATACCTCAGGTACAGAAGAGATAACACCACCACCTGTGGAGTCAGATATCAAGTTCTTGCTTGCTAGTACGTAAGAAATCTTATCTTCCTGTAAAACTAGGACGTCAGTTTCTCTACCATCCAAAACATAGATGTCTCCAAATGATGGCTCAAGAACTTTGTAATTTAATAAGCCAAGGTTGAACTCATTTAATTTATTGACATTTGATTCTGCGCTATATACACCACTATAGGTGATGTCAGAATATCTATCTGCCGCTTTATAGTCTTGAGTTGAAACACTAGTTACTCTGTTACCAAGATTAAACTGAGCTCCAATAATTGAGTCACGAATCTTGTAGCTCTCAGCTCCATTACCAAATGCAAAGCAGTTAAAGAACTTGGTATCGATAATTGCAGGTACGTTAGTATTGATGTCTTGATTTTGAATGTTGCCATAGTGATTCCCATTAACAATAGGGAATGACAAATCATTCTCAAAGAACACATCAGGCAAAGCATCAGATGGTTGAGTTTCAAAGATAATAACATTGTCTGCTCTAAAGACAGTGATGTTTACCTGAACATTTGAGTCTCTGTTTCTTGGCTTTAATCCTGCTCCTGTACAAGACTCGGTTCCTGTCACCATCAAAGAAAGTTGATTGGTTGTCGTATTTCTATAAAACTTATAATAGTTTGTACATACAGATGTAGAAATAGTTGGAGGAGTTATGTCCGTAAAACCTTCAAAAACATTTTGAATTTCACAAGCATCATCACCTACAATTTTTATCCCATCATTTAAATATTGCTCAATATTTTCACCAACAAACCAATCATACATATTATCGTATGAGTTTGCAGATACAAAAGTTTTTTCAAGAGTATAACGTCTTTCTTCACACGCTTTATTTGCTCCTGCTCTAAACTGCTTTATTGACATTACAATTCTACTTCCTGCAGGAACATCGTAATCAACCCAAGTAGTACCATTAAATACGTTCATTGGATAAAACAAGATAGGATAATCTCCTCCTTGCTTTTCTTTTACCGTAATAGTCCCCGGAGCCACAATGGTATTTTCTTCCTTAACAATATTAAAGCTGTTTGGATTAATCTTAACATATACTCCTGCAGGTACAGGAATCAAAACCGTTGGGTCATCCTGACTTGGAATCTCAATAAACCCTGAAGCTTGAGATGATTTCTCAAGAACAGTAGCATACACGCAATTTGCAGTAGGACCTTCAGAATCTGCCTTAACTATTAATCTATCTCCTACCTCAACCTTTCTAGAATTCTCTCCTTCCAACAGGAAGTAAGCATTATTACTTTCAGGGTCCTCAAAGAATATGCTGCAATAGATTGTTTCATAATTAGCTTCATCAGGCTTGATTACAAATTTGTATCTAGTAGCCCAATAAGGAGGTCTTTGCTGAGGAGGTATTGTGACATATATAGAGTTCTTCTTAGAGGACAATCCGCATGGGATGTGCTCAGTATTGTTAGGACTAACTAAAGCTGTTGTAGCCCTGTTAAAATCATCCATATAGACAATACCAATCTCATAGTCTCTATTGCTATGAAGGCTTTGAGTATTGGCAATCTCTTGAAATGTAGCTTGAGCAAATGAAATATTGTAGTACTCATATACCTCCTGAGTTGGAGTTGTAGGGTTATCTACAAATTTCATCGCAGGAATCTGCAAACCAATTTGATTACTAGCAGGAGAAGTAAATATAGCTATAGGCTGATTAAGCGTAGCAATACCACTACCTACCTTATTCAAGGTTCCCAAGTTATTTGGGATAGCACAATTGAATTGGTCTGTAAATGTGATACCATTACAAGCGTTAGCCAATGGCTCAATGTTAAAAGCTGTTCCTATAGCTTCTTGAAACTCTACACTAGTAGCTAACTCATATACAGAGTTATAGCTCTTTGATAAGAAAAATGCAAATTCTAGTCTGACATTTTCAGTAGTCTCAGTAGGGAAAGGAGTGTCTCCTGAAAATTGACCATGCATTAAAGTTATTTCTAAACTAAATGCAGAGCCTTCATTCAAATCCTTACCATCTAAATCAATGTATACAACTGAGTCAGCTATTGATAGTGCTCCATCAATAGAATAGTTGCCTGAAGAGACAGTTGTATCCGTTGTAGTAAGCCCAATATCAGAAGAAACCAATGATGTTTGATATTCAAACATTAGTGGCTCACCGACATCATCAATAAGGTCATACCCTTCTACATAGTTACCGTACATTAATCGGTTACCCATGATAGTCTGAGCCTTTGCAAATCGAGGTACGTTATCGTACAGTCTTAGCAGTTCTGACTCAGACAAGATTGTAAATATCTTGCTGTTTGTAAATGTGTATTGATAATCTGTGTTATCAATCAATCCTAAGTTCTGCTTATCTAGCTTCTCAATTACACGGATGATATTACCATCAGCTTTCTTAAACAATAGGTCAATTCCAACTACTAATGGTCCCCCTGAATTATATGTGATAATTGCAGAGTTAAAGAAGTTGGTCATCCCCTCATTTAAGAAACTGTCAGTACTAAAACTAAAAGGCTTAGGAGCAAAAGCAGGAGCAGACCATTGAGAAGTTGCACTATATTCACCGTCTTCATATTTATATCTGTATGCAAAGCAAATAAATCTAGTTTCTAAATAATTCTCTTGACCATTGTTTACAATTGGCTGTACAGCGGGAGACTCTACAGGTGGCTTCTTAATCACCAATAGAGACTCAGCACTAACCTCATCAATGTTTGATATGGGGTTAGGATAGTTTCTAGTAACATTTATAAATCGTGGAGCATTGTAATCATCTGTGAAAAACAACAACTTGTTGTCCAAGATATCTACCCCTGTAATCAAATAGTTCGGATTGAAATTCAAAGTGGTATTAATACCACCACCATCGTTAATTGAAATAACATGGTATGTCAATATCTTGGTGCTAACGTCAAACGATACTATCAAGTCTAGCTTACCTGTAGCACCTACAGGAAAATTAGGGTCGTGAACAAACCAATAAATAGTTTCAGTAAAGCTGTTCTCAATTGCACCAATACATCTAGCAGAAGCACTAAGTGGAGTACCATCAATATATGACAATGCAGTCAAAGGCAAGTTGCCTTTAGTGTTCTCAATTACACCAATCTCAGATTGTTCCGTGGAACCCATCCGAACATTCATGGCATCAATGTATTCTCCATCAGGGATGACTCTTTCGTCATAGACTTTATTCATCCTCCCTGCCGTGAAGCTTCTGCTAATCTTTACCATCTTATTTAATTTGCTTGTCTAATCCTCTCAAGTTCATCAACAATCTTCCGGGATGGATGTTGCTTATTCTAATCTTTGCATTTCTAAGCAATGCTGACTTTTCCTTTCGAGCACGTGCCACAATATATTCTTGAACTCCTAGCTTGCTATTCAGAATTTCATACTGAATGTAAGCATAAATGTACTTTTCAAATAACTTATTAACGGTAATCTTAGAATTATCTCCTTGCTCCATTCCATCAGAAATGTATTCAAGAACACATTGCTGACCCGCCATAGGTGAATCAAAGTTAATCACTCCTGCCTTTCTATTGATGTTGAAAGTAGGATTAAAGTTTGCGGTCTCAGTATCTAGTCCATAAGCTGCACCAATGTTTCCTTCAAAGTACCACATACCATCGTAGTTCCACCCTTCATTGCCATCAAATTGATTGTCTTTGTTTAGGTAGATACTCTTCTTAATCTTGGTAATGTTATCATATACCATGCTAGAGTACTCAGGGGATAAAGCATTTCCTTCTTCATCAAAAATAATACGACCATTGTTGTCCTGAAGGTAAGCAATAGAAGACAATGTCTGAATGTTTTCAGTCAAAGGTCTAAGCCATCCGTCCTTGTACATAGATATCCTAACCCAATTGACATAGTCAGATGGTAAAACAAATATCAGGTTTTCAGGAACTGTAAGCTGAAGAACCTTAACCTCCTTGAATGCATCATAGTTAAGCTCTTGAATAGCACGCTTTGCGTGAAACAATATTTTGTATCGCTCCTCGTTGTTTACCAATGAATGGTTTCCTGCATACATCAACATAAAATTGTTGACAATGTCCTGAAGACTTACATATTGATAAGACCCCCAATTTTCATTCTCAGGAGAAGCTCCATTGTTTTCGTAGTATTGATACTGTGATATGTATGCCATGTCTTAATTGTTTATGGATTTTCCTCCTGCTGTTCTTTTGCCATACTAAACTGAGTAACCTCAGTTTCTCTAATTGACACCCCGCAGTACTGCAATATTCTAGTTACTAATTTGTATTCGTCTTCCTGTGGTAATTCAAAATCCTGATAATCGGACTGTGATTGGTCAAATACAGGTTCTCCGCTAGACAAAGTAAGGTAAGTCCATTTTGGCGTTTTAGGAAATCTAAAGTATGTACATTCAACCTGACCCTTATTTTGAATAGATGTAGGATAAATCGTAATAACATCTCCCTTCAATGTGTAAGCAGGAAACTGAATTGTAGGAGCGGTAAGATTTGAGTTGTTCAACAAATTAATATTTCCATTGCTCACCTTCTCAGCCTCAACCAAAGATGCAGATGAAAATATTCCATAGGAATTACCTGATGCCAAGAATATGTTTGACTCTAGTTGAATAGTTGTATTATTCAATACTGATACAACCACAGATACCAATCCTGTAGTAAGATTGGTGACAATATCCCCGGGAACAATTCCTTTAGACAAGAATGCTCCTGCTGTATTTACTAGCTGACCTGACGATACTGATGTGTTTGTACCTATAGCTAAAATCACAGGCTTACATACAACATCTAAAATATAGTAAGAATTAAATCCTGTAGTGGTAAGTGATGGAGCTGAGAATTTATTAGCAGAAATTTTAGTCAAGTAATCTGTCCTAAGAAATGTTTCAATTGTCTCAGACATTGGCTGCTCTAAATCAGCATAATCTGTGCCTGCCATTCTAGCATTCTCGGCATTTATAACTTTGTTATAGCTGTCGAAATACTCCTCAAAGATTTGCATCTGTGCATTTGCCGCAAACAAATTAAAATCTGACGGGGAAATGTAGCCGTAGTTGTTCTTGTTCAAAACGGATAGTACCGTATTCCTAACAGAGTTTATCATTTTTTCGCCTTTTTACAAATATAAACAAAAAAAAGGAGGCATATCAATGCCCCCCTTATTAACCAATCAATCAATCATTTTAAGATAAGATTGCTTCTAACATCTTCAATGAGTCGATTCCCTCATCACTCTGCAAGAATCCTCCTGCCATTTCGTAAGGGTCTTCACCGTAAGG